CGACCATCGATACGCGTCGTATCGGATCGGACAGTTGTGAGGGCGCCACCCTGCTTGAGAGCACTCTCGCGAACATTCATACGACCCGCGTTACCCATACGGTTAGGCTTACCTCTACGATCCTCGGGTCGGAAACCGTACTTCATGAGCTCTTCATTGGTCTTCGCAGTCACTTGAACAGCCGCGCCACTGGTGTACGCACCATGATGGCTATGAATACCTGGAGCTGGACGGTTCGTGTACTTGTACTGCTCATCGTTGCGATCCGTCCTGAATCGGGTGGGATCTTGGGACATGGTCTGCGCTGATATGAATCGCTTAGCACCATTGAATCCAAGGCCATCGGCGCGTAGACCAGTCTCGGAACGGTTGGTGGTGCGCTTAGTCTTCTCGTGTTCATTGCGTGGAACGACACCAGACATACCTTGAGCTCGACCAGCCATAGTCGGGCGTCTGGAGGGGAGAAATGCAGTCGTTTCAGGTTTATTATGTGTCAGTTCACCAACAACCGCCGAACGACCACCAGTGATATCGACAGCCGGACCAGTTCTCCCTGGAAGAGTGGTGAGTCGATATTCACCAACGTTTACGGGGTTTACCCTGAACATCTGCTGATAACCACCGACAGCTGGTACATTAGCATTCACACCTAAACCTGGACCGACGAGTTGCTTCTCCACTGGTGACAGATTGTTCATGCGTCCGGTATCAAACATACGGTTTCGCATGTTTAGGATTTCCTGACCACCACTTCTCTCCTGTTTGTGAATGGAACCAAAACTGTCGATTTCCTGTTTACTGGGATCCGCATACCGAGGTTGAAAATCGGTCGTTTGCACATCAACATCGATAGGTGGTTTCGTTCTAACTATAGGTACTGTATTATCAATGATAGGTGGAACTGATTTAGTACTTAAGGTTCGACCTGCATACACAAGACCAGCGACAGCCATGAGCGAAATGGGATCAGCCATTCTTACTTCTTACCTACATTTTTATTAATATATCTTTGCTGAAAGAGACCATTCTGGACTTCGGCACGGGTACTTGCGGGTTCATATCGCATGGTGCGGAGAGGAACCTTACACTCCATATTGGACAACGGGAAAAGGTTACGTTCATATGTTCGGACGACGACTTTGTTGAAACGGCTCGTGGATTGGGGGCGAAGTTGGTCACTCGTCTCGATGTACTGCGCGGGGGAACCCTTACCAGCCATGTACGGAGCGGTTCCATATAACATGGTATTGGGGCGACACCCACCGCAGTTGAGGTTGCTGGGCTGAGGATACACGAAAATCTCTTCAGTCGCATTTACTTGGGGAAGAGCACCTTTATTCTGAACGATGGAAAGACCAGGTTGGAGCTGATACGCCATTTATTATTACATAAGAATATTATTCTATCGACCAAACATCCCGGAACGTTTATCACCGCTACTACTGAGGCCAGAGAAAGCTTCCTGTTGGACACCTCTAGCATTAGGGTCACAGTATCCATCACCACTTCTACACATTGGACCATTTTTAGGCCCGTACAACCATTCCGCAAACTCCGTCTGACCCCCCGGGATTTTCGTCACCGGATTCGATACAAACTGTCGGTCAATACCATTACGCAAGTATTTGGGTATTGATGTACGTGAACGACCACCATCCATAGGAATCCTATTACTTATATAGTTATCCGCGTATGGCTTTACACTCGAATAATAACAAGCCTCTAGACGGTTGGGGGCGTCAGTATAATCAGTAATCAAAACATTACCCATAGGATTATCTTCTGTCGGTGGTTGACACTGAGATTTCGTGACACTGTGCCTATATGTCTCCTGCACCATTTTCGCCTTATAAAGAACATAGATAACCGCGAGAACTGTTGCACCCAATACGAATATACGTGGATCACGACGGATCAAATAAAGAACGCAGGTGACGTAAATAACGAATCGTGAAGCAGCATTCACACGATCTTCTGGTGTCTGTTCATTTGTCGGCCAAAACTGAGAAATTTGATCAGTCCTGACGAGCTGCTGAGGATCGTCGAACCAAGCTGTCATTTAATATATGCACAGGTTTATTTTTTTGGTAGACCACCTAACATACTACCCATCATTTTCATGAGAGCATCCTGATCAAGTTCACCACCATCAGCCTCCATATTGTCAGCACATTGTTTAGCGATACGCTCGATCATCTTGAGTGTGTCGTCTGGAATCGATATAATAGTGGTACCAAGCATGTAAAGTGTCTGGAGATACTGCCAGGTCGCCGAACGAGTATTGACAGACATTCGCTCCCAGTAGGATTTGATATTGAGATCCTTAAGGAAATCAATGGTATCGATCTCAGAGAGAAGAAATGTCTCATCCTTCGCCGAAATCTTATCAGCGTAAGGAGTTACACCATTCATAAACCCATCCACGACGAGACGGGGGTTTGTAGTCTTCAAAAGGTCGAACGACGTCATCATCTTCTTTACCCCTTTTTCCTCTGGAAAAGTCTTGTGCAATTCCACAAGAAATTGACCCAACATATCGTTAAACGCGGTAACGGATGCCATTTTCTTATTCTACTGGTATAATCTTTAAGTTTAGAAAGGTTCGGTTGAAATAGCCTCCTTTTTACCGAGACCACCTGATATGATGAAAAACACCAGGATCGCGTTTAGAGCGGCGGGTTTCGTGTATTTATTGAGCTCAAGATTACCTTCATTATTGAGATAGGCTTTGAGATGAATATATCCAGCCGTGATGCCTCCGGCGATGAGAGCAGCGCTCAGTGGATCACGTAGATGATCGGAGAGTTCCATTTAATTATACCGGGGATTTTTTGTACGCTGATCTGATGCATCACCGAAAAATACACCATCCTCATCTCCCTGATATTGTGTCATGGGTTCAGGTGCAGGTATGGGTTCGGGTTCGGATGTAGACTCAGGAGCTTGTACACCATGAACAGTCTTAAATTCGTTCTCTAGACCAGTGGGAACTAGGTCAGGCTCACTCATAGGCTCAGGTTCAGGTTCAGGTTCTTGCATGGGTTCAGGCTCAGGCTCAGGCTCAGGCTCAGGCTCACCCTCAAACACCTCGGGGTCTACACCATCCTGAATCTCCCCATCTAGAGAGATATCCCGAGAATCCTGGGACATGTACGTCTGGAGAATCTGTTGAACAGGAATCAACTCTTTCACAGTGTTCTCAATGCATACACAAAAACGCGCAGTCAACTTCTCGTCACGGAGGTATTCACTTTGCTCCTCATGGAAGATGTAAGGATCTCTGTACAAATCTTTCGCGGCGTTGTTGTAGCACGTCTGAATAAAAACTTCTTCAGTTGGTAGTTTGAGGGAAATCTTCTTGTTATCAGCCTTGAGACGGACTGAAGAAAGAATCTTCGTACACGCGACAAAGACGGCGGCGAGAAGATCCCCAAACCAAGAACACCGACTCGTAATATTATCACTATGTCTCTTAGACATTGCATTCGACCAGTTAGGAACTTCCTTCAATAATTTTTGAAACATGATGAGGACCTGCTTTCCATTCGAGGTTTTGATAGATTCATTGTACATTTCTTGGAAAACTTCAATCATAGGTGAAGACATGATGAGGCAGAGCTGTCCAAGGTACTCCTTTTTAGCCTCTACCATAATACTCAAATTATCCATTTATGATTAAAGGGGTTTTAAAATCCTCTTTTACTACGCACTCCGCCTGTATTTGTTTGCAATTTTCTTCAGATTCATAAGATTTGGGAAATCACCCTCCTCCACCTCTTCTTCAACCTTTTCCTTCTTCTTGGGTTTTATCCACGTGACGTATATATCGTAGTCGGTCACGAGTTGCACAGTAAAACCACCTAGCGCAAATTGTCTCGCCACATATCTCGCTGCAGCTGAACGATCGAATGACGGATACCCGATGAGAAATAGTGGCACTGTCAAAAATAATTGCTTGTGACCAAGCTCTACAGACTGTTTAATCTTCCCTGAAAATTGTTCATAGATTTTCCTGTAAATATCCTTACGAATCTGTTTACGCTTTTCATCAATTTTGAAGACATCATTGATGCTTAACATTACAATTACTGTAATTTATTTTTCACTGATTCTAACTCGGAACGCTTGGGTATGGCAACCTCCTTTACCAGCTGGTACTTGACAAACTCTTTACCCTCTGACCCGCTTATAAATGGGGTGATATTTGTAGGGGCATTGACATCGGGAGGTTGTGTCCTTAGAGAAATGATACGCGTCTTACCATTCTCAACTTCATATGAAGCCGTTACAGAGAAGCCGTATGAGAATCCATCCTTTTTCATCGCCATGAACATACATTCGTAGATGTCATTATTCTCACCACTGTGATGCTTGACGGCAGTCGTCTCGATGATGTACGTACACAGACCAGTTCGCTTGGATATTTCATTGTTCGCTTGAATGATAAACGTTTCCATCATATCATTGTTAATCTTGGCTTCGACTTCAACATACCCAGAGAGATTTGGTCTGGGATCATCCAACTTAATAGAACCCTTTGGCTTGGTGTAGCCTGAGAGACCGAAGGCTTCTGTAAACTTCTCACGACCAGTTGCCAGGACAAGAACGGTCAAAACGAGAATGAACATAAGTAAGTAATTCATCTTTACTATTATGCGTTAATTTTTTTTTACAAAATACCCAATAGATGTTAGATGTCTCTGCTGATTTACAGCCCTCGATGCAAACATTCTATGGAAGTTATTGATTATGTGAACCAACACCAGCAGCTCAAACAACTTGTATATTTTCATAACATCAACACACAAGGTGTACCACCAAATTATAGGAATAAAATCGATCGTGTACCGACCATGCTCACGAAGAACGGTAAGATCCTCGTAGGTAACGAGATCAAGAATTGGCTCGATTCCCTGTTACCAAAGAAAGAGGTTGAACATGGATCGATCGGTGGCTTTGGGGGTTCGATGTCAAGCCTCGATGGAAAAGATAATAACTCGAATATGTTTACTCTGGATCAATACGGTCAGTCTCTCCAACCTGCGATGACACCCGAATTACAGGAAAAGATCAGTCGTGATGTTTCTAAAGGTGTCGCGTACACAGATTTAAAGATGTAACACGCCATTGATACTAGATATGAAGCTTGTGACAATACAAGCTTCTGCTTTTAAGTCAACATTCGAAGTACTCAAGGATATACTCAATGACGTGAATATCTATTTTAGACCTACGGGTATGTCTATCGTCACTCTCGATACGGCTCGTACATCTCTAATCGACATGTTTCTCTCATCGGATAATTTTGAAGAATATCAGTGCGAAGAGGAGGAAATTATCGCCGGTATAAACATTTCAAATACATTCAAACTTCTGAAAACAATCACAAACAATGATGTTCTTCAGATTGAGATTAATTCAAAAGAATATATGGATATTGAAATTACGAGTGAATCCAAAAGGACGAGCACTAAATTTCAACTTAAACTTCTAGATATCAATGAAAGTCGAATTGAAGTCCCAGAGGTTGAAATGTCCACGGTCACTACACTCCCATCAGTAGACTTCCAAAGACTTTGTCGAGATATGTCGAATATTGGTACGGAAATCGAAATTAAACGTGTGGGTAAAGTAATAAAATTCAATTGTGATGGGGATTTTGCAAATCAAACAACTTCTATCGAAACACTCGAAGATAGTGTCGAAATTTCAGGTTTATACAGTTTGAAGTACCTAAATATATTTACAAAGGCGACGAGTATGTGTGCGTCTGTGCAAATTATACAGGAAACGGGGAACAGGTTTCTCATTTTAAAATACAATGTTGCCAACTTGGGTGAGCTCAAGTTTTACCTCGCAACTAAGGTATCTGAATATCCGTAGTGAAATCATTTAGGGTTGAAAGAGTCTTCTTCATACCCAAGGTATTGGCTAAAATGATTTTAGGTAAATTGTTTTTGAGTACATCCTTATCATAATACAAAAAGTCTGCGAGTGGAACCTTTTGTCCATGGAAATCGTTCCGTGGACCGGAGTATCGTTTCACCTTTTCAGTAATGTTTCGCATCGGTTTATCATCGTGATCGACAATCCAAGCACTACTCAAAGGAATACTAAAGTGCATCTCACTATCTTCATTCTCACCAGGTTTGAAATTAATATCATTCGAAATAGCTGTGTACCGCTTACCATTGAAGTAATATTTCACGCGAAGAATGAGATTCTTTACGTTTTGTGGAATCACTGTATGTCGAAAGTTTTTACCTGTAACGTAGACGTAGTAACTATCGAGAATATAATCTTCCCAATTTTTACCCTCTTTCATCCAAAAATCGTCTTCGAGTTGATAACTCATATCACGATCCAACTCATATTCTAATTCTTCGGAAATAATGGAATAGTCTCGTGGTGTAGTAAGATATTTAAAAAAAAAGAAAATATAACTTAAAAGTTTGGCAAGCATTTCTTTATATTAAATGGAAGGTAATTTTTTAAGTAGATATAATAATCGAATAGATGAATGGGGTGAAATGATAAAGAAAGACCCAAAGAATAAGAAGAAGTATCAGTCTGAAATGTCCGATTATATAATTAAATGTATGCCTTACATGACACAATATGCAGATGATGACGTTGCAGGTGTAGATGTGATAAACACCGACAATGTTTTCAATGTCAAGGAAACTGTCGGACTACAAAGAAAGGATATATTCACAAACTATCTCAGAGACGTTGAAAAGAAGAATATATATAAACCACAAGAACACACACTTGACGTGTGTAAAACGTGTGTATATAGTAATATCATACACTTCCACGATACCAGTGATTTGGTGTGTGATGGATGTGGGTGTATAGTAGCCACTCTTATCAGTGAAGAATTGACATACAGAGAAGAACAAGAAACTTCGGAAAAGGTTGTCAACTATTCATACAAGAGAGAAAATCATTTCAACGAGTGGCTCTCCCAATTTCAGGCACAGGAAATGACAAATATACCAGATGAAGTCATCGAACAATTGAGAAGTGAACTAAAGAAAATGAAAATTAAAAAACTCGAAGACATTACACACACAAAGATTAGAGCACTTCTGAAAAAATTGAGACTTAACAAATACTATGAACACGTCCCATATATCACAAACATTCTAAACGGTATCAAACCCCCAAATATGCCACAGGAGTTGGAAGAGTATCTCCGAATAATGTTCAAAGATATTCAAAAACCGTTCGATGATAATTGCCCCACTGAGAGGAAGAATTTCCTCAGTTATTCCTACGTCCTCTACAAATTTTGTGAACTCTTGAGTGAAGATGATTATCTCCAATACTTTCCTTTACTCAAGTCTAAGGAAAAGTTGTATCAACAAGATGTGATATGGAAAAAGATTTGTCGCGATCTCAAGTGGGAATTTATTCCGACCGTGTAAGTATATGACTTGTCCAAACTTTAGTATTTGTGGTAAAACCATGAGACCTGGATTGAAAGTCTGTACATCATGCTTTTGGAGATTTAAGAATGAACATTTAGAATTCAAAAACTCTGAGTGTCCAAATTGTCATGTATCCACAGAATGTGTCAAGTTTCGTAAATGTGTACACTTCCTATGTACCAGGTGCTTCGATAGACATAGGGTATGTCTTATCTGTGAAGGTAAAAAATAAAAGTAGTACTTCAGACGTCTGATACTTTTTAAAAACAAAGACCCTAAGTTGTCCAATATTTTTAAGAAGGATATTATGATTTTGATTGACCGGATCGTCCGTTTTTTCAAGAAGGACATTTACCTACCCATGAAGTGCTACGCAACTAAGAATCAACTCGTGAACCCTAGGGACTGTTGCTCATGTAAGAACTTCTGTCGGAAACCCCCGAGTGGTGGAAGTCCCGTTTATATTAAAATCGAACCTAAGTACGAACGGCGTAGCTACGAGAACTATTCCAAATGATAGATCAACCAGCCCTCCTCACCCTCTACGATCTGGAAACCCATGTACTCCCACACCTAGAAACGATCAATCAAGACGACCTAGCGGTACAGCACTGTCTAGAAGAAGCTCGGACACTTCTTCATAGGGCACGAGATATTCTTCAAGCGGCTGTTCTAGATCCCCAGACACAGTACCAAGAGTCCCAAAGATTTTATCGAGCCTTGTATCAGGTTCTTCCTCTGATGATTGCAATCGAATCTCACGCACTTCAACCTCCCGATCCGGGTGAGGTGGGTAATTCACCAGATACGCCGTCTTCAGACCTGTCAGATGAAGATAGTTTCGACCCTGCAACTCTGCCGCGTCATTCAGAGTCTTGATCGTCTTAAACTCTAGTACAGTCTCGTTATTAATAATAATGTCCGCCCTTAAATTACCAATCACATGCCCCCTAAATGGAATGGGTATAATTCGTTCCGATTCGTACCTGATACCCTTCTCCCTAAGCAAAACCTCCATAGCATTGTGATATACTCTCTCACTGTACCCGGGACCCAGTTGAGAATATATTTGCCGAGCAAGGTCTTCTATCATTACCTTCACCATGTTTTTATTCTTTATCTAAAGTAAAGATGTCGGGAGCAGAAGCTGCTGCCAGACAATCAAGAAATAGACTACGACTGTTGAATACACGTAGACGGGAAACGATGATTAATAGTCTTTCTCGTAAATTTAAACGGCTCGATATTCCACGGAACATGTTTAATCTTGGTACGGTCACACGCGCCGACAACAGGTATATGTCCGTTCGGTTAAGTCGGAAACTCATCGATAATTTAAAGCAGGTGTACAGAAGGACTTTAAATGAAAGCGTCGAATACTCTGGTTCCATACCCTTCACTTTAACGAATACACGAAGTTATGCAAAATTCGGTACCCCGACAGCCCGTACAAACCAGCAGTTTGCGAGTGTGAGGTTTACAATAGAGGACCTAACTCAGTACATAGCATATCACAGCCACCCAGCTCCAACGAACATCGAAACACCACTTTTCACATACCCCAGTGATGATGATTTGAAGCTATACATAAATGCGTACCCGGCGGTACAGGCTAATCTCATCCTCGAAAAACAGGGATACTACATCGTAGACCTCCTCGAGACAAACATGAATAAACCCAATCCAGTTGAAGTTGTAAAGGAATTCAATAGACTGATACAGTCTAAAGTATTTGAAAGAGTCGCCGTTTCATGGAGTAGACTTGCCTTTTTCAGCACTACAGCACCCAAATGGAAAAGTGCCATAAATGGATACATCGACCCACTCATGCGTAAGAAATTTGGAATCTCCATCAGGTACTACACGTGGGATGAATTGGGTGAGATAACTCTATTGGATAAAAATGTAATCATGAATGTAGGATGACCACTCGGCGTGTACAACTCACACAGAAAGTTTCGAGAGACTTGAAGTTTGTGAATGGTTTGTCTTCCAGAAATAGATGGGAGTATGCAGGGAGATTGAAATACGATAAGAACTTCAATTATATGGGTCTCACGTTCGTGACATCAAAGAAACGGTCGAGCGTCGATGGACTTTTATTACAGATAGAATGTGGGGCACCCATCACCTACCATACACACCCAGGTGTTTTAGAATTTAACACCGAGGGTGCGACTTGGGACATTTTCACGACACTCCCGAGTGCTTCGGATTTTGACCTCTATATCAAATCATTCCCGACCACACAGGTGAATATCATTTGTGACGTACACGGCTACTACGTTATAGATATCATAGAGGCTTCTAAGATGCATACGTTACCCTTACCCGAACAGGTGAAATTGGAAATGAACACCGTGCGGTACGAAGACTTTCTGTACAGACGCGGTTTTAGTGAAGACCGTCTCGAGTATTTTTATACTTCACTCCCGGAATGGAAAGCGTTCATAAATAATGAACTTTCCCCCCGCATGACTGAACTATTTGGAATCTCTATCAACTATTATGGCTACGAAGATGAACCACCATCCGTCAGTTTAGTTGTATAAACCCATAAATTACAAATCCATTTTTCACCAGATTTTACACGCTTTCCAGCATGTAAAGCGTAATGCGTTTTATTCCTATCCTTGTCAATATTATGGAAAAAAAGTGCTTGACCCTTTTTAAGTTTATATTCTTTTTCTAAATTTGGGAATTCAGTTTCACCACCTTCATAATCGTCATTGAGAGCTATTATAAATGTATAGTCTCGTTCCATATCTACTGCATTATTGTCATAATGAGGTTTATAAAAACCATTCACTTTATATCTTACAACAGAAATTGGTTCTATATTAAACTCACCACCGCTTAATATTTCATTACATTTTGTACATATTTTTGTAATTACATTTATATCGTATGGTTCTTTAGATACTTTCATTTCGCATTTTCTAACAGATGGATTAATAATCCTTCCTCCAACTCCTCCAACTCCCGCACATTCAAACTCTCCTTCGAGATTCATAAAGTAATCACAATCTTCATGTGTAATAAAGTTGTCAATTACTCTCGGTTCTTCGTAATTTACTATAATTACCATTATAAAATATACATTTTAATCTTTAATATGGATATTTCCTGACCCACAAATTACAAATCCATTTTTCACCGGACTTTACAGGGTTTCCCCCGTGTAAAGCTTTGGACGTCATCATCTCGTAATTATCGAGTGTATCAAAGAAGAGGGCATCACCTGCAGTAAGCTTATATTCTTCACCTAAATTTGGGAACACGGTCTCACCACCTTCATATGTGTCATTGAGAGCGAGAATGAATGTATACATTCTCATGTTTCTTTCCTTTTCAAATGCATCTTGATGAGGTTTGTAAAATCCACCTGGTTCATATTTGAGCACTTGAAGTTTCTCACAATTAACGATTGGTCTATCAATATATTTTAAACATCGTACAACAACACTTCGAACAACGGGATCACTCGTATCCAACCACGCCGTTTGACTTTTACGGACAGTTTCATCAACTTTCTTATCAAGTGTGACGGATGATGTTTCCAAAGTCTTCCCAGCCTTCTCCATTAAATATTCTCGTTCGTCGCGTGATAAAAAGTCTGGTATCACGCGGGGTTTTGGATACCTTGGTAACATGTATATGACTAAAAGTATTATGAATAATAAAAGTATCATCTTATTATATTCATATATAAATATTTCTAGGAGATCTACAATTATACCTTGTTCGAATTATTTCAAAAACTTCATTTCCGTAGTCTATAATTTTATGTAACATGTCTACAATCTCATCGTTTCGCACAGGTTCAAGAACATATTGTCGGAGTAGATCACTACCACTATTTGACATCATTTCAAAAATATTCGAAATGTCTCTCATTTTATCAAGGTATTTTTCCCGACGCTGTAAATATCGTTTGAACTCGACTTCATCTATATCATTCAACATGTAGGCTACCCGAATATGCAAGGTATCGATAGGTCTAAGATCCAAATACATATTTTCCCGTTCTACCTGATGTATAGCTACCGCACAACGAAGTATTTCATTCGAAGCCATACTTTCACGAAGTTCCCTAAATGATGGTAACCCACCACAAGGAATGTCGCCGTGTTCTCGAGACATCATCGTCTTCTTCTTAAACTCGATAAAATGTGGATTATGTATTCGCCCCATTTCAATCTCACCCGTTCGCCAGTTGAATGCTGTATGACATGATATACACCACATCTGTGCACATCCACTCGTCTTGTGAATCACAGTTCCACATTTAGGACATGATTTACTATCCTTGTTCAAAAGTTTCATGGTTTTGACTGTTTCTGGATCACATTCATGATCCTCGGTGAGAGTCTCACTACACTCTTTACAGTACTTCTGATCACATAACCCACAAAACCAATCTTCATTTAAAAATCCTTTACAAAATTCCATTGGGCATTGACGCACAAACTTCCTAGGTTCGTCATCTATCACGGTTGAACCACGTCTAATTTCTTCTAAATGTCTATGTGTATTTTCCATTTGACGATATAATGTAAGAATTTCTGGGTGAACCGAATCAACCTGATCGAAATCAGATGTCTGATACCGGTTATGAAGTTCAATGAGTTTCGCTTTTTGATCTGCGAGAATCAGACGCAATTTCCGAATATGTAAAACGCGTTCAACCTCCGGTTGTGTTTCAGGCATGAGCGCCTTCTCCCGTTCAAAAAGTACAATTTCTCTATGTCGTCTAAATATCGTGTTCCGGAAATATTTTGTACAGAAAGAGTCTACAAACTCTCGATTCCATAAAGTCTTACATCCCATACAATGTGGGTCTTGAAATGTCGATAGTACATATTTCTGAGAACATGATCTACAACTTTTCAAATCACAATATGGACACTCGACTTTTTTATGATTTGTCTTGTTGATTTTTTCACAACAGACATCACAATTTTCCATTACAATAAAGGTATTTTATTTCTTTAAATATTGAAAATCTACAAAATCACTAATCATCTCACGCGCGTCATCTCTCTTGTAGACTGTCTGTGCAAAAAAGAGAGTCATCTCAGCAAATCCATATGACAAGTATGTACCTCGGTACTTCTCATATATGTTTACGAGTTTATCTAAATTGGCATCACACCACTCCTGTACATCATAGCGATTCATATCTCTATGGATACCACTATGAATAAAATCGGCAACCTCATCACCGAGAGGCATATCAGTCACCACGGTGCAGTCGTCGTCGATGTTCATTTTTATGTGTATTTACCTTTTTCGTGTTTTACTTACGTTTCATTTGTTGCTTTTTTTGTGTGGCTTTGACACCTTTTCCAGCAGCCTTGGCGACCTGCTTGTTTTTCTTTCGTAATTCAGCCTTCGCCGCACGCTTCGCCTCAGCAGCCGCACCAGCCTTCTTGATTCGCTCGATGTTGGTCATCTTGGGCGCCTCAACCTTCTTTGGCACCTCGACCTTCTTGGGCGCTTCGACCTTCTTGGGCACCTCGACAGTCTTTTCAGCATTCTTCACGTTATTTTGTATTTTTGGTTTATTGACGGTATTGTTTTCTTTCTTTTTGAGAGCTTCATTAGCTAGTTTCAAAATATTATTCGCGGCGTTCAACTGTTTTTTCACATTAGCTCCCCTTTCAGGTTTCCGCGCAGCCACGTATGCGTTTGGTGGTTTGGGCGTGAGAGCAGCCGCAGAAATTTCTTCATTGTTCTTATTTTTCACTTGATTTTCTATGAGCGGGCGCCGAGCATTCACGTTGTTCACGAACTGTACGACCTTCTTCTTAGCAGCTCTTCGGGCCGCGAGTTCAGCTCGTCTCGCATTTGCCTTAAGTGATGCCTGACTGGATATACCCTTTTGAATAAACTTGTTATTCCTCGTCTTTAAAATACTAGCGACGGCGGTTGCGTTCTTTCCCTTATTTCTGTTCATATCAGCTCTTTGCTGCTTCGCCAACTGAACT